GCTAAAAACCTTTTCTTTAATGATGCAACACCTTCGGCAATAATCTATGCACCAGAAGGCAACAAGGAAACTGCGGACCAGATAAAACAGACTTGGTTGCAGAAGATGGCAGGATTCCACCACGCAAAAGAGCCTATGGTTTTAACGGGAAAGGATAGCAAGTTTGAAAAGATTTCACAAAGCCCGACAGAATTGGATTTTGTAGAAAGCCGAAGATTCCTGCGGGATAATGCAAACGAACACTTCCACATTCCACCAGAGATTATGGGTATTTTGCAGAACTCAAACAGAAGCACAATAGATAGTGCAGAATATCTTTTGAATAAAAATGTTCTTGCAGATTACCTTAGAATGTTTGAACGTGTAATCAATTCACAGTTATTGTGGGAAGATTACGACAAAGAAAGAAACTTTATCCTGCATCACGAAAATAATATTTCAGAAGATATTGCACAGAAATTGCAGATTGCAAACGATGGACTTTCAAGGGGTGTTCTTACTGTAAACGATTGGCGAACTGCTATGGGATATGAGAAAGACGAAAAGGGCGGTGATGTTTATTTGCGTTCATTCGGACAGGTTGAGCAACCTTTTAATTCAGAGCCGATTGAACTTCCAGAAGCACCAACAGAACAGATTGAATTGCCCGAAGTAAATAATGACGAAGGCGAAAAGGAATTGACGGAAGAAGAATTCAAAAGCCTCCAATCTGCTTATGAAAAAAAATATAAGGTTTTGAAATCTGCGGAAGACAAAGAAAGACGGGGTAAAATCTGGAAAGTATTTGATGCAAGGGCAACAAGCATTGAAGCACCTTTTTATAAGTCTATGCAGAAAGCATTCACAAAACAGAATGAACTTGTAAACGCAGAAATTAAAAAGGCTTGCGAAAATAATAAGGATGTAGGAACTGCAATAGAAAATCTGTTTGACAATAAAATGGATGAAGCCTTGAAGCATACATTGGCAGGGGCTTTTATAAATGGTTTGACAGTAGGTGCAGAACACGGAAACGAATTATTAAATAAAAAAGGTATAAAAGAAATCAGCGACAATGTAAGACGGGCTTTTTCTTTATGGGTTGATAATTACGGATTGGAATTGTGTAAAGACATAAACAACACAACAAAGAAAAAACTTCGCAAGGCACTTTCTGAAAGTATTACCGAAGGGGAAGATTTAAGAAATCAAGTAAAGAAGCTGATTGAAGTTGCAGATGGTTTATTTGATGATGATAAAAAAGTAAGGGCAACACTTATTGCAAGAACTGAATCTTGTTCGACAATGAATGCGGGAAGTAATGAACTTTATAAAGCCGAAGGGATAAATTATAAAGAATGGATTTCCGTGCAGGATGACAGAACAAGAGATAGTCATTTAATTATGGATGGCACTGTAATTCCTATTACAGACAAGTTTGAAGTTCCTGCTATGGATAATGTAGACGGGGCATATATGGAATATGCGGGCGACCCGTCAGCACCTGCGGGGCAAGTTTGCAACTGCCGATGTACTATTGCACCATTTGTTATGATGTAAATTAAATTAAAGGAGAATAGAATTATGAAACTTGAAAAAGGACAGTTGAATAAAAAAGACGTTTCTATCATTACCGAAGATCTGGGAGATAGAAGCGTTCAGTTTACAATTTCTAAAGAAGTAGTTGATAGAGATGGCGATATTCTGCGGGCAAGCGGTGTTGATTTTACAAACTATATGAAAAATCCTGTGTTCTTGTCATTCCACAATTCAAGAGAATTTCCGCTTGGAAAAGTTACGAAGTTTTGGGTTGAAGGAAACAGTGTAAAAGCGATTGTTTACTTTCCACCGATTGAAGAACTTTCTACAAATCCAGAGCAGGCAAGCGAGAAAGCAAAACTTGTAGACTTTACTTATCATTGTTATAAAACAGGAATGTTGAATGCAGTTTCTGTTGGTTTTATCCCACTTGAATGGATTGAAACAGAAAACGGATTTGATATTAAGAAATGGGAACTGTTGGAATTTTCTGCAGTTGCCGTTCCTGCCAATCAAGACGCAATTGCAGAAGCAGTAAAAAGTTTCGGGCTTGATGAATCAGTTATAAAGGATTTCTTGACAACTGAAAAAAGCGGTCGCAAGATTTCTGCACAGACAAGGGAAATTCTAAACAAGATTAAAGCCTGCGGGGATGAATTGGAAAAGTGTCAATCTACATTGAAGGCTTGCGGGGAAGAATTAAGAAAGGCACTTGCCGAACTTGATGAACCCGAAGAAGAAAATCCCGATGAAGAAAAACAGTTTATCGAATTGCCCGATAGCAAAATAGAATTACCTAACTTGTAAGGATTTTTGACAAGTTGAAAATACTTGTGTTATACTACGCATAAAGGAGATAAAGAAAATGAGTAAGAAAACTTATGAACTTATCGTAACAATCAGCGGTGCAGTTTCTGCAATCGCTATTGGTCTTGTAACTTATTTCAAGCCACAGTATGCAACCGCAATCAATTCTTCAATCGAAATTGCAGAATCGGCACTTGTTGCAATCTGCGGAAACTTCGCTATTAATGGCGGACTTGAAAAGAAGTAAAGAAACCCCCGTCATAATAGGCGGGGTTATTTTGTACATTATCGGCTAAAGTATAGCCGTAAAAAAAAATTACGGAAGAAACGTAAATATAAAATCTTAAAGGAGATTAAAATTATGGCAATGGAAATGTCAGAACTTGAACGCATCATTGATGAGCGTTCAGCAAAACAGATTGCAGATAGAACAGAAGCAATCAAAAAGGAAATGGGTGCAGGTGTAACACAGGCACAGATTGATGAAGCAGTTAAAAAGGCAGTTGCCGAAGTTACTGCAAAGGCAGAAAATGACAAAGCAGAAAATGTAAAATACCTTGAAGCTTTCAAAGAAGCAGTTGGAAAAGACAATTCCATCAAGGCAAAAGAAACACCTGTTACAATCGTGAATCAGATGATTGCATCGGCAGTTTCTGCAATGGGTCACAAAGATGCTCATAACATCACACAGGTAAGCCCAGAAGAAGTTCTTGCACAGGCAAAGAAAGACTTCCCTTATTCAAAAGCACTTCACAATGTTCTTGAAGCACGTTGCAAGACAATGAATGCGGGAACACCAAGCGAAGGCGGTTTCACAGTTCCACTTGCATTCAGCGGTGAATACATTGATGCACTTGTTGCAAATACATTGATTGACAAATTGAATATCCGCAGAGTTCCACTCGTACACGGAAATCTTTCAATTCCAAGAATGGATACAACATCTGCTATTTCTTGGGGCGGTGAAGAAACAGTGGGCGGAATTACAGAGCCAACATTTGGCGAAGTAAATATGCGTGCAAAGAAGCTTTTTGCAAAAACTGCAATGTCAAATACTCTTATCCGTGAAAGCGGTGTAAACATTGAAGGTTGGGTTGCAGAAGATTTGATGCGTAAAGCAAGAATTGCTCTTGACGATGCACTTTTGAATGGAACAGGTTCACAGTATCAGCCTCTTGGACTTGCAAACAATCCAAACGTTCAGACAAGCGGAAGTTCTTCAACTGCTTTCGGCTTGACTACACCTAACGATATGGTTGCCCTTCTTGAACAGGCAAACGTTCGTATGGAAAATGTTCATTGGTTGCTTAACCCTATGGGTGAATCTTGGATTCGCAACAAGGCATTCTCATCTGGTCCATTCGCTTGGTCAGACGAAATGTCAAGAACAGGCAAACTTCGTGGTTATGATTTCCACAGTTCTTCAACTGTTAAGTATGTTGATACTACAACAGATTATGCTGATTTCTGGCTTGGTGATTTTGCAGAAATGATGTTTGGAATTTCAAAGGATATTTCTATCGAAGTATCTCGTGAAGGAACATTCACAAATAACGGAAATGTAATTTCTGCATTCGACAAGGATTTGACACTTATCCGCCTTATCGCAGAAGTTGATTTTGCTTGCCGTCAGCCAAAAGCATTTGTACACGGAACTTATTCTGTATCATAACAAACGGGCGGGGTAAAACCCGCCTTAAAAACTTAATCTAAAGGAGAAAAGGAAAATGACACGTTCAAGTATTTTGGAACAGATTAAAATAGTTGCAGATTGTAAAACTGCATTTGCAAAGGGCGGTGCAAATAACATCGTTATTGAAGCAGATGGTGCAGGAAAGTTGCAGACTTGCGACACTTCAAGTGGAACTTACGAAGATTACGCAACACTTGCAGACGGAACAAACAACGTTGAAATTGCAGGTGCAAAGGCTTATCTCAAAGTTATCACTTCAACAAGTGCAGTTGGTGTGCTTGGTGATTTCGGTGTAAATCCACAGGCATAAATAAAAGGCGGTTAGAATTATGTTATGTACTTTAGATGATGTAAAAACAATGCTTAATATTTCTCTTGATGATACAACGAAGGATGAAAAACTTAACCTTTTGATTAAGCAGTATTCTTCACTTATCGAAGGATTTATCGGCTATAAATTAGCAAGGGCAGAATACACAGAAGAAGTGCATAGCGAAAACAACCGCCAATTATTACAGTTAAATCATTTCCCGTTGCAGTCCGTTTCTAGCGTTACTGTTGGCGGGGAAGATTTGACTGATTGGAAAATATTTCCAGAGTATGCAAGATGGGGAAGATTATATCGTGGACTTGGTTGGGGTAATAAAGCTTATACAAGGGGATTTACTCACGATATTGTTGGCGGTGTTTGGGATGTAAAAGTTTCATATACTGCGGGTTATTACCTGCCGAACGATAATGCTTATGTTGAAGGGGCAGAAGATTCCCTGCCTTATGATATTTCAACCTGTTGTTTGAATTGCGTAGTTGAAAAGTTTAATCTTGATGCTATGGGTGCAACGGGCTTGAAAGCACATTCAGAAGGTCATATTTCAGAAACTTATTCTGATAATGCAAACAATGTTGGACTTTCTGAAAGTGCAAAACTGCTTTTGAAAAAGTACGTTTATTACGGGGTTGCATAATGGTTAGATTTCATAATGCAGTAGTTACAATTCTAACTGAAAGCAACACGATAGATGATGCGGGCGATTATATCGCAGAATGGACACAGTCAGAAGTTATTGAAGGCGATGTTCAACCGCATATATTGACAGAAGATGAAGTCAAGGCTTTCGGTATTTCTACATTAAAAGGAAATACACGATTATTTTTATATAATGGTTTCCACGAAAATATTAAAGCGGGAAATCGTGCAAGCGTGCTTTCTAGCTTTTCGGGCAAAACAGAATTGTTTAATATAATGCCGATTAATGCTTGGAGTAAGCACGGGGAATGTTTATTGATTCCCGTAGAGAATGAAGAAGCAACACCAGATCCAGAGCCGACAAATGGCGAAGGGGAAGAAGGAAATGGCAAAGGGGTTTGATGCACAATTACTAGCGTTTCAAAAGGCTTTAGAGAAGCAGGCAAAGCAAGCCGAAGCGGATTCTAAAAAGTTTGTTACAATGAGTTGTGCAGAAGTTGAAAGAACTGCCAAAACTATAATGCGGGATTCACCGACAAATCCAGATGTTAGTTATGGCAAGAAAGGGCATCACCCTTCTTATGC